TCGACGGCGAGGCGCTGGCGCTCTCCATCAGCCGCGTGGCCGAACTGCGCGAGGTGGAGTTCGTCGGACCGTTCAACGTGGCCAAGGTCGGGACCGGCTACGTGTTCGCCGACCACGCCACGCCGGGGCCTATCGTGTGCAGGGCGGCCGGCGCGGGGTGCGAGCTGTGCGGCAATGAGCCGGAACGGTGTGTGGTGTTCGGGGCCGACGCGACGTAGAGTGATCGCGTGGAAGGCTTCGATTTCAAGGCCCCAGACTACGTTCCCGTGTTCCGCCACCGCCTTGAGGCGCTGCAGCGGCTGCGCGCGGACCCGTCGCTATTGGCGGGCGTGAAGCGCTATTACCGCGATCATCCAGCCGACTTCATCAACGACTTCGGCATGACGGCCGACCCGCGCAACGTCGAGCGCGACTTGCCGTCGATGATCCCGTTCATCCTGTTCCCCCGCCAGCGCGAATGGGTGGACTACGTGCTGCGCAAGTGGCGCTCGCAGGAGCCGGGCCTCACCGAGAAGTCGCGCGACATGGGCGTCTCGTGGCTGTCGGTCGCCCTGGCGTGCACGCTGTGCATATTCAACCCCGGCATGGGCATCGGCTTCGGCTCGCGCAAGGAGGAGTACGTGGACCTCGCCGGCTCGCCCAAGTCGCTGTTCTGGAAGGCGCGGGAGTTCATGCGCGGCCTGCCGGTGGAGTTCCGCGGCGGCTTCGTGCATGGCGAGACCGACGCGCATATGCGGCTGAACTTCCCCGAGACCGGGGCGAACATCTCAGGCGAGGCCGGCGATAACATCGGGCGGGGCGACCGCGCGTCGATCTACTTCGTGGACGAGGCGGCCTACCTCATGCGCCCGCAGCTCGTGGAGGCGTCCCTGTCGCAGACCACGAATTGCCGGATCGACATATCCAGCGTCAACGGCATGGCCAACCCGTTCGCGCAGAAGAGATGGGGCGGCAAGATCGAGCCGTTCATCTTCGATTGGCGCGAAGATCCTCGCAAGGATGACGAGTGGTACGAGAAACAGAAGCGCGAGCTTGATCCCGTCACCCTGGCCCAAGAGGTTGACCGTGACTACTCCGCGTCGAAGGAAGGCATCGTCATCCCTGGCGAGTGGGCTCGAGCCGCGATCGACGCGCACATCAAGCTTGGCCTCGCGCCGTCTGGTGAGCGCATCCTGTCGCTCGACGTGGCCGACGAGGGCATCGACACGAACGCCGTGTGCGGGGCGTACGGCCAGGTGGTCGATCACGTCGAGGAGTGGACCGGCAAGGGCTCCGACATATTCCAGACGGTCAAGCGCGCCATCGAGATCGCGGCCGAGTGCGGTTACGACGCTGTGCGCTACGACGCCGACGGCCTTGGCGCTGGCGTGCGTGGCGATGCGCGGATCATCAACGAGCAGCGCGTGAAGGCTGGCCTCAAGGCGATCCCCGTCGAGGCGTTCCGTGGATCGGAGGGCGTGTTCATGCCGGAAGCCGAGGACGAGAAGGGCCGCAAGAACGGCGACTTCTTCGCCAACCGCAAGGCACAGGCATGGTGGGCGCTGCGCAGGCGCTTCCGCAACACCTACCGCGCCGTGGTCGAGGGCATGGAGTACGACCCCGCCGAGATCATCTCCATCTCGTCCAAGATCCCCGGTTGGACGAAGCTGCTGGGCGAGCTGTCGCAGCCGACGCACGCGCCCAACGGGGTCGGCAAGATGGTGATCGACAAGACGCCCGAGGGCGCTCGCTCGCCAAACCTTGCGGATGCGGTCATGATACGGTTCAGTTCGGTCAGGCGGCCGATGAAGGTCAGTGCGGCTGGGCTGCGAGGGATATAATGGGACACGCCAAGCCGCTCATGCTCATCATCGGGTTCATCGTTTCTGTGTGGGGTCTTAGCGTGGTCGATGGGGCCTACTTCGACAAGCGAGCCGAGCGGGTTGGTCTGGGGATCAGCATCGCGGGGTTCCTCGTCATCTTGGCGGCGGTCGCATCATGACGGGCCTCTGGAAACGCATCTGGGCCGCCATCGCCCCGCCCGCGCCCGTGGAGCCCGAGCGCCGCTCGCCCATGGCCGTGTCCGGTTTCGCTCTGGACCGCATCACACCGCAGGCCAATGGAGCTGTGGAGCCCTTCACACCGGCCGAGCCCATGGACGGCGTCGTCCCGGCCGGCGGCGCGGTCATGGCGATGGACTGGACCGGCAGCGCGGCGTTCTCTTATGCCAGCCTGGGCGGCTATTCGTCCGAGGGCGTGCAGTGGCTCGGCTACCCCTACCTGTCCGAACTTGCCCAGCGGCCCGAGTACCGGCGCGCGTCCGAGATCATCGCCAAGGAGATGACGCGCAAGTGGATCAAGATCAACGCCACGGGTGAGGACGACAAGAGCGACCGCGTGCGCGAGATCGAGGACGAGTTCGAGCGCCTCAAGGTCCGCGACAACTTCCACCAACTCGCACAGGTGGACGGCTTCTTTGGCCGCGCGCAGCTCTACATCGACGTGGGTGCGGGACCGGCGGAACTGGACAAGCCGCTCCTGCGCAAGCCTGAGAAGATCAAGAAGGGCACGCTCAAGAGCCTGAACGTGGTTGAGCCGTACTGGACCTATCCGGCCAACTACAATTCCACGAACCCGCTCGCGCTCGATTTCTACAAGCCGCAGGCCTGGTACGTGAACGGCAAGACCGTCCATCACACGCGCCTGCTGACCTTCGTCGGCCGCGAGGTTCCCGACCTTCTCAAGCCGGCCTACAGCTTCGGCGGCCTGTCGCTGTCGCAGATGGGTAAGCCCTACGTGGACAACTGGCTGCGCACGCGCCAGAGCGTGAGCGACCTGATCCACTCGTTCAGCGTGCCGGTGCTCAAGACGAACCTCAGCACCGAGATCATGCCGGGCCAGGGCTCGTTCCTATCGGGCGGCTCGCCGGATGGGCTGATCAACCGTGTCGAGGCGTTCAACCTGTTCAGGGACAACCGCGGCACGTTCTTGATCGACAAGACCGAGGAGGACTTTGCGATCGAAAGCTCCCCGCTGTCGTCGCTCGACAAGCTGCAGGCGCAGTCTCAAGAGCAGATGGCGAGCGTGTGGGGCATCCCGCTCGTGGTCTATTGCGGGGTCACGCCGAGTGGCCTCAACGCCTCCAGCGACGGCGAGATCAAGGTGTTCTACGCATGGGTGAATGCCCAGCAAGAGCACTTCTTCCGCCCCGGGCTGCAAGCCGTGTTCGAGATCGCGCAACTGAGTCTGTGGGGCGAGATCGACCCGTCGCTGAGCTTCACCTTCGTCCCGCTGTGGCAGATGAGCGAGACGGACGCGGCGATCGTGCGCAAGACCGACGCGGAGACGGACAGCATCTACATCACCGATGGCGTGATCAGCCCGCACGAGGCGCGCGTGACCGTGGCCACGGCCGAGGAGAGCCGGTATGCGGGCCTGGACCTTACGGAAGATCCCGACCCGCCGATTGATCCCGCCGCCGAGGAATTCGGTATGCCGGCCGGCAAGCCGGGGGTTGAGCAGAAGTAAGCGGCGGAATGATCATCGAAACCATCGAATGCCGGTGTGTGGTCGCCAATCGGCCCCTGTTCATCCTCGGCGGCCTGCTGTCGCTCGCGCCCAAGTGGGCGATCCCGCTGCATTGGCTCGGCAAGCGATGCGTCGAGGGGGCGTGCCGCTTCTACACGCGCGCGCTATGAGGGTGCTTGTGTGCGGGGGCCGCGACTACGGATGCGGCAATCAAGACCAACTGGACCACATCCACAACACGCTCACCGAGTTGAACGCTGCGCGCGGACCGTTCTCGTGCATCATCCACGGGGCGGCAACTGGCGCGGATGAGGAGGGCATGGGCTGGGCGCAGATGATGGGCATCCTGCACGCCCCATTTCAGGCCGATTGGCACACTCACGGCCGAGCCGCAGGCCCCATGCGCAATCAACGCATGATCGACGAGGGCCGCGTTGATCTGGTCATCGCCTATCCTGGCGGTCGGGGAACTGACGATATGATCCGCCGCGCTGAGAAGGCCGGGATCGAAGTCATCCGACCGTGACCGTCCCCTTCCGCGCATCACGCGCCCTAAAGCGCCGTCCACGCGCCGACAAGCCCCTGACCATCGCCGCTGTGCGACCGAACGAGGGCATCCGCACGGCCTACCAGCGCCGTCTGGAGCGCCTTGTGGACGAGATGGCCAAGTCGGTCGCGTATTGGGTCACCGCAGCCTACCGCGCGAACACGCCCGAGATGGCGCAGGACGCCTCCCCGGCCATGGCCATGCGGGCGGTCGTGCGCCGGCTGACGCGCCGATGGCAGAAGCGCTTCGACCAAGCCGCGCCCGAGATGGCGGACTATTTCGCGACCGCCGTGGGCGAGCGCACAGACGGGGCGCTGGCGGCCATCCTCAAGCGCGCGGGCATCAGCGTCGAGTTCAGGCTGACGGCGGCGGCAAACGACGTGCTCCAGGCCACGGTCGGCGAGAACGTGTCGCTGATCCGGTCGATCGCGTCGGAGTACCTAAGCGATGTGGAAGGGCTCGTCATGCGGTCTGTGCAGGCGGGCCGGGACATGGGAGCGCTGTCGGAGGCGTTGCAGGCTCGGCATGGGGTGACGAAGCGGCGGGCGGCTTTTATTTCAGTTGACCAGAATAACAAAGCCACCGCCGCCATCAATCGTGTGCGTCAGGAAGAACTTGGCATTGAAGAGGCCGTGTGGCTGCGCAGTAATGGAGGCAAAAAGCCAAGGCCCGACCATGTCGCCTACAGCGGAAAGCGCTACAAGGTGAAGGAAGGGGCGTACATCAGCGGCGAGTACATCTATCCGGGGCAGAAGCCGCGATGCCGCTGCGTCTCCAAGTCGATCGTGCCGGGGTTCAGCTAATCCGCAGCCCATGCAGGCCCGCGCCGCTGCTCAGCAGCCACAGCACCACGATCAACGCCACCACGACCACCACGACCGTTCGCACGGGCTGGGCCATGGGGATTTGCCCGACCGCCCAGAAGACGACGCCGATGATGATGAGCGCGATGAGCAGGCCGATGAGGGTCATGTGGGCCGAACGCGGGGCGCGGGGATGGGTTCCGCTATGAGATCAGCAGGACGGGTTCTTCCCAGCCATCCGCCTGCGATCCGCGATAGTAACAGTCGTCCAGGCTGCGCGTCCAAACCTTGACGATCTCAGACGGCGAATAGGCCTCTTCGGAGCGCGCGCTCTCATGCACCCACACAACGGCGTCGCTCGGGTGCTTGCTCAGCTCCGCAATCAGTTCGGCTACGGTCATCGCATCATCTCCCTCGCCTTCCCGGCAGAAATCTTCTCGCACCCCCTTGACCGCCCGTCAACCCATGCGCTACCTGTGTTGCGTCGGGCGGTAGTCACCGTTTGATGCGAGAGGCCGGGGCGCTCACCCCCCCCGGCGGTCCGGCCTCTTGCTTTTCCTGATGCGGGTTAGCGCAGTCCGGTTAGCGCGTCTGGTTCATACCCAGAAGGTCGGCGGTTCGAATCCGCCACCCGCTCCCAGTTTCAGCGGGATCACTTAACGGTCCCTTCGTCGGGTGACACTTTCGGGCCTAGCGCTCGAATATGAAGACGGTCCGTCGCGGGGTCATCACCGTGACAATGTTCGGCCAAGGACACACAAGGGGATCACGCTCCGGCCGGATGAGCGCCCCGACCAAGTTTCGCCTTCGGGCGTCCGTCAAGACGAGCATGGGCACGCGCTCGTCTCTAATCTAACTCCGGCCCTGAGTGCTTGGCGCTCATCCACAAGCCCGACCTGAAGCCCTCGGCGCTCACCCGCCGGGGGTTTCTTGTGCCAGCCCCGCGCATCGCTTACGCTCCCCGTGTCAGCCACGGTGAAGCCATGATCCGCAAACTCCTCGCCTCCCTCGCGTTCCTGGCCATCGCCAGCGCAGCCCACTCCCAGACGGCGTTGCCGGCCCCGTCGATCAAATGGGCGGGGCAGTTCACCGTTCCCACGCCGACGAGCATCATCGGCTACGACAGCGGCACGGGGTTGCCGTGCATCGTGGGTTCGACGGCGACGTGCGCGGTCCCGACCGGCGGCACGGTCGCTGCGGCCCCGTACGTGTTCACTTCCACCGGCTTTCAGCAGCTCACGGGCGTTTCGACCGCGACCGGCTTCACGCCCCCGGCCACGTCAACGGTGTGCTTCATCACCACCGAGACTGTGGCCGCGCGCTACCGCACCGATGGCACGAACCCGACCGCATCCGTGGGCTCGCAGCTCGCCGTGGGCAACGTGCTCGTGCTGACCGCCTCGCTCGCCACGGTGAAGCTCATCCCGGTGAGCGGTTCCACCATCCTCGACATCGACTGCTACAAGTGAGCCGCACCATGAAGCGCATCCTTGCCGCCGCCGCGCTGTGCCTGGCGCTCGCTGGCCCCGCGTTCGCACAGACGCAGATCCCCGGCGGCGGGTCTAGCGTCACGGCGTCCTCGACGATCACGCCGTCAGGCGCGTCCAATACCGTCACCCTCGGAACCGTCGCTCAACGTGTCGGCCTGTTCATCGACGACTACGGCGGCGACAACACCGGAGCAACCTACAGCGACACGGCCCTGACCAACGTCCATACTGCGTGCGTGGCGCTCGGCGGCTGCACCGTCCGCTTCCGTCCGGGGACCTACAAGTTTCAGAACCAGTTCGTGTTCCCCAACGACGGGACCGGCGTGGATGGTTCGGGGGGCTCCAAACAGGTCCCGATCGTGTGGATCGGCGCGGCGACGGTCAACGACACTTCGTCTTATGGCTCGCGCAATCTCGCCGGCGGGACCGTTCTGACTTTCGAATACCAGGGCGCGGGTGTCGCCAAGATCGAGACGCTGGGATCGGGCAATCTCGCCTTCCACAACCTGACGATCAAGTCTGGGGGAACGGTCTCCGGGACCGACCCGGCCCTGTTCGTCACCACCAACACGAACGTCCAGTTCGACAATAGCGTGACCTGGATCGGCCAAGGCACGAACAGCCCGACCGCCTGCACTATCACGACCGACGCCATTGTGCTCGGCGGCAACCAGACGACGCCCCACTACGGCACGACCGACACCTCGAATTTCCAGGGCTACGCGACCCGGATCACCGGCGGCAACTTCTACAACATCCGCCACGCCGTGCGCTTCCAGAACGACGCCAACTCGGTCACGGTCGATGGTCTGAACATCTGGACCGGCTGCTCGGCTACCGCCAACGACGCGCCGATCATCATCGGCCTCTCCACTTCCTCCACGTCCGCGATCTCGAACGACATTGTTGGGCGCATCCTGGTTGAAGGCTCGAACTGGCCCTACGCCGTTCACGCCCTGGCCCCCTCTCAGGGCGCGCAGATCGGGCCGATCTTTTCCTATGACGGCACGGCCACGACCTTGGGCGTCGTGCTGGTGGATAACACCGTCAGCGGCGTACAGGTCTGGGAAGGCCTGACGCCGGTCAGCAAGCCGACCGTGACCGACAACAACGCCGCCGTCCTGGGGGGCGGAACGACCGTCTTCGCCAAGCCGAACTCGGGCAACTATTCCACGCTCACGTCATTCATTTCCGGCACGGCGGCGCTCCCCGACAAGATCGGATACCTGACAGTCAATGGCGGCTCGGGCGCGTTCCTAGTTCAGCCCGACAACAGCACGTCGGCGTGCGGCGCGGCGAAGCTGCTGACCCTGACCAACCGTCCATCAGACGGGCCCGTGGAAGTGATGAGCTTCCAGTGCGACGGCAAGATCAACCTCGGCAACTTCTCGCAATCCGGCAATGTCACGAATGCGCTGAGCACGGGCGCAAACTGGTTCGCCAACGGGAAGTCCTGGGGCTTCAACGGCACGTCGGGCGGCAATATGCTGATCGACAGTGGAACGGGCGGCTCTGACGTGAAGGTCAAGGGCTTTACCTTCAGCCTTTTCGACCACACCAACAGCCGCCGCATGGTGGCCAGCGCCAATGCCTGCTCCACTTCCAAGATCGGCTGGGACATTGGGGCGACGGCGGGGCAGACCTGCCTCTATCAGGACAGTTCGAGCGCCCTGGCAACAAACGTCGCATTCAAGTCCACGGCGCTTGTGGCTACCGGCGCGGCCCCCACTCTCACCGGCACATGCACCACCGGCTCCCAGGTCGGGGGCAACACGGCCGGCGCGTTCGCGGCAACCTGCACCGCGCAGACCGTCATCGTCACCTTCGCCACCACGGCCCCGAACGGCTGGGTGTGCGACTTCAACGACCTGACCACGCCCGCGGACTCGATCAAGCAGACCGCCTACTCCACGACCTCATGCACGGCCACAGGGACCACGGTGGCGGCGGATGTGATCACCTTCCATGCGGTCGCGTTCTAGCGCCCCATAGCCTGCGCGCAGTTGTCGATATGGAACGGCCCCGCCCACTCGCCCTCGGCGCGGACCACCATGCCGGTCTGTCCGTCCACGAGCCATTCGTCCTCGCCAAGCCACACAGACGCCACCTCGTGGCAATCAGTGTGGTAGCGGCTCGCCCAGCTCACGTCCTGGCGATGGGCGTCGTAGCCGCGCAGACGGGCCAGCACGAGGCTTGTGCGCCAGATGCAGTCGTGGCCATGACCGCCAGGGCCATCGGGTAGCTGAGCGACCTCATGGGCGACGGCCACAAGCTCGGGCGGCGCGCTCGCAGCCCTGGACGGGCCGCAGCACATGAGCGCGATCACCGCGCCCGTGGCGGCGGCGCTGAGCGTGAGGTAGGCGGCACGGCGCATCACCACCACCCCATTTCACGGCCTGCCCACGCGATGAGCGCGGCCCACATCAGGCCGCCGAGCATGATCCCGCAGCCGAACACCACGCCCCGCGGCAACGCGCCCTCGCCGGTCTTGTCCCATTCGGGGTGCTGGTCGCCCTGCGCGTCCTTGGCCGCATCGCGGTCCCATGGGCCCGGGTTGGAAGGAGTGGCCATGTTAGCCCCCCATGCTCATGGATTTAACGTAGGCGACGAAATCTTCGGCCTCCTTGCGCGTGCAGAATGTGTTGTGCGGATCGCCCCCGACCGTGAACCATTCGGCGATCTCACCACGAAGGTTGTGCTCCCGCGTTATGGTGCGAGCCTCCTCAAGGGTTTTGACGGACGGCCCCATGCAGTCGTCAGTCGAGAACCACTGTTCGATTTGCATCTGATCTCTCCTCGCGAGGCCTTCCCTGCCCGCCCCATCCTTATAAGCGCGCATATTCACGCGCGCAAGCATAATCTCGCGTCCCCGAAAAACCACCTTCACGCGGGCGACCGTTCGTGTAGCGTGCGCGTTATCCCGATCAGGAGCCCGCCATGAACCGCACGACCTTCGGCCTGTATGCCCGCGCCACCAAGCGCCGGTTCGCCGCCCTGGAGGCCATAGAGGGTCTTCCTGCGGAGGCCGTCGCCGAGATCACCGCCCTGCACCACCTAGCCAATGGCATCGGCGAGCACGCGGCGGCCCACTACGGCGTCACCCTGGCCGACACGCTTACCCCCGTCCCAACCGATCCCGCCGACGACAGCGGCCTGCAGTCCGGCGGCGACGACAAGGAATAGGCCGTGATCGTCCGGCTGATCTTCGGGGCGGCGGTCATCGCGACCGTGCTCATCGGCATGAAGTCCAAGAGCGTCCCGGTGCTCAAGATGGCGCTTGTGCTGGCCGCAAGCTTCGTCACCACGATCATGGGCGCG